CTATCTCTTCTTATGAGTGATTTCGTTCCCATTCTTGAACCGAAACACAATACCGCCGTCCTGCCTGACCGTAGCGGTATCCAGCAGCGTGATCCACAGGCGTTCATCCCATTCGGATATCACCAAAGGTTGCTTTTTCAGCGTTGAAATGAAGGTGGACAGTCCCTTGCTCTTTCGGAGCCGGTCCTCCCGTTCAGCCTCCAGGGCATCGGAATGCTCCAAAGCCGAATTGTACCGCGCCTCAATGCGTTCGGTATCCTGTGCGTAGGCTTCCTGCGACAGGGCGACCGACGCATTCTTTTGTATGTGTGCCTTCATAAGCTCGGCGGCGACTGTCATCTCGTCGTTCTCTCGCTGTATTGCTATATTCAAAGCCGAGGTATCGCAAAGAGTCTGGCGGATGAGCTCGCAGTCGGCAAGGACTGTGGCGCGATTTCCCATCAGTTTGTTGTAAGCGATGAGGAACCGTTCCTTTATCTCTTCTTCCGATAGCGTAGGCGTTTGGCACTTGACCTCGTTTTTGAATTTGCGGTTGCATTGAAAAATAACCGTGCGGTATTCGTCAGTGGAGTGCCAAACCTTACGACCATAGAACCCACCGCAATCGCCACAGATAAGCTTGCTGTGAAAAGCTTTGTCGCTGTAAGCTCTTCCGAGTTCCTTGCGCCGTGCCATTTCGTCTTGTACCATATCAAATTCCTCTGGCGAAATAATTGCTTCATGGGAACCCTCCACATAATATTGTGGCACCTCGCCGTTGTTCTCCCGTAGTTCTTTTGTCAAGAAATCTACTGTGAAACGTTTTTGTAATAACGCATCTCCCTTATATTTTTCGTTGGTGAGAATGCTGGCAACCGTGGATGACCGCCATGTTTTCTTTCCGGCAGGGCTGAGAATGCCGTGTTCCATGAGGTAATTAGCAATGCCCTGTGTGGTTTTTCCCTCAAGGAACATCTTATAGATGAGCCGTACCGTTTCGGCTTGCTCCGGCACTACCTTGAGGTTTCCGTCCTCGCCCTTATTAAAACCGAGAAATTGGGAGTAGCCGACACTGACCTTGCCATCCGAGAAACGCTTGCGTTGTCCCCATGTGACATTCTCCGAAATGGAGCGGCTTTCTTCCTGTGCCAGAGAACTCATAATGGTAAGAAGCAGCTCTCCCTTGCCATCAAAGGTGAAAATATTTTCTTTCTCAAAATAGCACTCCACACCTTTTTCCTTCAGCTTGCGGATGGTAACAAGGCTGTCAACCGTGTTTCTCGCAAATCGGCTGACCGATTTTGTGACGATAAGGTCTATCTTGCCGTCCAGCGCATCCCGCACCATCTGTTGAAATCCCTCTCGGTGCTTAGTATCCAAAGCCGAAATGCCTTCATCCGTATAAACCGTGACGAACTCCCAGTCCTCTCGGGACTGAATATACTTGGTGTAATAATCGACCTGTGCCTCATAACTGGTGAACTGCTCGTCCTTATCCGTGGAAACACGGGCATACCCGGCAGTGCGTCGCTTTGCAATGGACGCTGTCGGTAGCGCCGTGAACTTGTTTTTTGTCGCTGGTATTGTCGTTACTCTTGGCATTGTTTTTCCCTCCTTTGAATGCGTGTTCGCTCGGCAGCAGCTTGTTTCATTTCCGATGTCCAGCTTTCCCGCCGTGAGCGATCTGCCCATGTGCGCTCGACCGTACTGCCATCTTTGAAAACGAAACGCAGACGGTTGTCTTCCGGCACTTCGATATGGTCAACCTGCATATCGAATACTGTCGAATTGTAGGTTTCCGTCCCAAGCACCTGAGCGCACACGGCTTGTAGCGTAGCTTCGGGTATTTTTTTGCCGTGGCAGTACGCTTTACCCTCAGTGAGAAAAGTGGAGCAGTTCCAGCCAACCGAACCGTTGCAGGTATTTCGTTTGTAGTTTTTTCCGCAGAATGGGCAGTAGATTTTACCAGTGAACTCGCNTTTTTGTGGGCAGGGTCTGTCTTGGGCGGCTTCCTTCATTCTCTGTAAAACTACCTGTGCAGCATTGAAGGTATCCATGTCGATAATGGCAGGATGCGTTTTCTCCGCGAAAAACATCGGCAGCTCACCAGTGTTGCGGCATTTCTTTTTTTCCAGATGATTATTTCGGTAGTGCTTTTGAAGCATGGCGTTACCCGTATATTTTTCATTGCCAACCGTTTCGCGGATACGCTGGGCGCACCATTTGCCGCCAAGCGCACCTGGCACGCTTCGACTGTTCAAATTCTTGCTAATTGCTCCGAAGGTTTCTCCGGCGATAACGCGGGCAAATATCTCACGAACAATCGGTGCAGTGGCGGTATCAATCTCAACACCGTCCTTCGATATGCTATATCCGAACAGAAACCGCCAGTTGAGCAGTTCACCGTTCTCAAAGCCCTTGCGGACACGCCACTTCTGATTCTCGCTTGCCGACAGGCTTTCCTCCTGTGCATAAGATGCGAGTATGGTAAGCATCAACTCACCCTCGGCGCTCATTGTGTAAATATTCTGTTGCTCGAAAAAAACATCCACCTCCAAAGCTTTCAGCTCACGGACTGTTTCCAGTAGTGTTACCGTGTTCCGAGCAAAACGGGAGATGGACTTGGTCAGTATCAAGTTCACTTTTCCGGCACGGCAGTCTGCAAGAAGGTTTTGAAATCCGCTTCGACTGTCCTTTGTGCCGGTTAGTGCTTCATCAGAATAAACTCCCACATAAAGCCACCCCGCGTGGTTTTGTATTAGGCTACTGTAATAGCTGACCTGTGAGGACAGCGAGTGGAGCATCGCATCCTTACCTGTGGAAACACGAGCATAAGCGGCGACCTTTTTTGGCTGTTCCAATCGTGGCTTCTGCGGCATTTTTCTTACTGTTTTCGGCATAATTTCACCTCCTCGCCTTACACCATGTTCGCTCTAAAAGCCACATTTATCAAGTCAATTTCGCGATATATACTGCCGATTTTAAGCCCATATTTCTCAGCTAACTTGTGCTCAATTGATACAATGTCATCCTTGCCGATGATGCCGTTTTTGAGCATAATTTGTGCCTGTGTCATAGCGGACTGGTAGGCTTGGACTTTCTGAAAATCAGTCATTCCCGCCACCATCCTTGTAACGAGCAGCGATGTAGCAGCGGTGAGAACAATACTTGCGCTCGTCCTTGCGGCGCATTTGTATTTCTTTACCGCAGCAGGCGCAGTTCGCCGTGTACGGCATATCGGCTTTCGGATGCTTGTTCCACCATTTCATTCGGCAGGTATTGGAGCAGAAGCGCCGACCGCCACGCGTGCTGATATCAATAGGTTTTCCGCACTCCGCACACCGGGCGGTTTCTTCCTTAGTGAAAACCCTTTTTTGCCTGCGACAATAAGACTTTACCGTATTTTCGGAAAGCCCAAGCTCCTGTGCAATCTTTATATATCCGATGCCACCCTGTCGCATGGTAGTGATTCGTTCTCTTTGCTCATTTGTCATGAGATTGTCCTCCAGTCCGAGAACTCTTGTCCTCACTACCCACTGGAAAAAAAGAAGCCCATCGTACAAAAAATGAGCAAAAAAAATAATGCCTACCAGAGAGATAATCTCCAGTAGGCATCACTAAGAATATATTTACTCGCTGTACTTGATGAAGGCATCCGTAAAGCCAGCCGCCTTAATCTTGGCAAGCATGACGTCTGCGTTTGACTTAACGGAATACGCACCGACCTGCACACGGTAATATTTTTTTGGTGTGGTCGGTGTGACGGGAACGGGTGCTTCCGTTGCAGCCAGTCCAACCTTTACAGCAGCACGGAAGGTATCCATCGACTTTCCATGTTTCGGAAACCAGTGCATGACGTCGCCGTGGTTGCTGGCGATGCCCAGCTTACAACCCTCACAGTGGCAGATGATATCCTTCTCCGTCAGCCAGTACTGCTTGCATAGATGGACGCAAAGCTCCACTGCCTCCTTGTAAACAGCAGAAAAATACGAGGCATCGGTCAGACCGTCCTCGCAAATTTCAAAACCGATATGTGTATCGTTCGCAGAACCCCCGGCGTGCCAACCTCTGTAATTCCACGGTAGAGTCTGATAGGTGGCTATGCTTCCGTCAGCCAACTTTCCTATGAAACCGTGAACGCAGACCTGCCTGCCATCGGGCGTGTCTTGATTCCAGTGGTTGTTGTACTGGTTCTTACCAAGCAGGCCGTCGTCGGGCCCTACGTAGCGTTTTAGGTTTGGGTTATTTGCCCCGGTGGAATGCACCATGATACCTTTCGGTGTGATGGTTTTGCCCGCTTTGTAGCAGGCATTGTTCGTCAAAATGAGTTTATGCAGGTTCATCTATTTATCCTCCGATCTGCTGTGAAGCTGTACTAAAATGTCCTTAAGCTTCGCCGGGATGGGCAGTCCAATCCTACCTGCGTTCTCAATAATGCTGATACCCTCGTTGGAGATGTAAAAGAAGATGACAGCAGTTCGAAGCACGCTGCCATCCCCTATGACCCTTGCATCGAGAATGTGTCCTATTCCGACGAGCATAAAAATGAGCACCTTCCTGAAGATGCCCTTAAAGCCAATCTCGCTGGATAGCTTTTTCTCCACAGCTGCCGCCATCAGCCCCGTCAGGTAATCCGTAAGCACAAAGGTGACTAGGGCATATAAAAAGCCATCCCAGCCACCCAGAACCCAACCTAACCAGCCGCCTATGGCGGTGATGGCAAGCTGGGATGCATTCCAAATATCTTTCATGAACTTCTCCCTTCCATCATCCTTGCTTTACTTCTTTCGCCAACACCTCAATATACATACCGCGGCCGGCGACATCTTCGATGGAGCTTATGACAAACCGGCTACCCTCGCAGACCAATATCATCGCGGTTGTGACGGTAACCCCCGGAATACAGCGAAAGCGGAAGAGATTTGTAGCCTCCGAGAACAAGGCTCTGTTCGCCCACCTCTTCGTGCCGCTGCGATATTCCCTGTACGCTCTTACAGAAGCCACCGTTACTTCTTCAATCGTTGAGTAGCCATCCTCGTCTTCAACCTCGTCCTCAATTTTAAGCTGTATAAAAGAATTCATTTTCCCGAAGCTCATGCTACACCTTCCAATCCCGATCCAGCCTCAAAAGCAGATTGATTGTGTTCCATACCTGTTGACCAGCCTGAATATTGTCTGCGTAGAAACCGGCTGTACTGCCGTCCCGGCTTTCATAGAAGTGAGACGACAGCATAATAACCGCCTGTTCAGTGGTAGGCGGCATGGGGTGGTCTGTATACCACCCCTCTTGAATATGCTGATAGCTCTCCGCATAAGAAACGGCGGCGGTGATGTACGCCTGCACAAGGCCATCATCTGCGTCATGCTCCAGGATCAGGTTTGCTTTTACCTTTGGAAGAAGATTATCTGTTGTCATGCCATTCGTCACCTTTCGGTCATTCTTCGTCTGCCGCCATCAGCCCTGCCGATTTTAGCTTGGCAAGCAGGGCGTTGAAGTCCGTGACCAGCCCAGCTATTGTCGTAGCTTCACTATCCGTTTGATTTGCCGCCACCGGCATCTCAGGCATAATGGGATATGCTGGCACATAGAGTTTTGCGTCTGTCCCGATTTTCACCTCAACGGTGTCGCCGACGCTTTTAGCTGTTGCTTTCACGCCACCCAGTGCCGTTTCGGAAGCGGGTGCGGCAGTGGAGGTAAGTCCCGTTACCGAGGCTCCCTCCTGGATTTCCAACGTTCCGCCGATGACGGTTTTCTCGCCGCCCTGTTCGGTGTAGTTCTTCGCGTTATATTCGCTCATATCGCTACCTCCTTAGGCGTGCTGCTTGAGTAGCTTGATGCCTTCAGGCAGTACTGTCTTAGCGTCAACACGCTGGAAAGCGTAGAAGCCGGTCTGAAGGTTGGCGATGTGGAGCTCATCTGCACGGCGAACGGTTCTGCCAGTACGGTCTGCAATCCAGTAGTTCTGGAAATCGCCGAAAGCGACTGTGTAGGCACCTGCCGCGATGGTAGGAGCATACTGAGAAACATATACAGGGAAACCGAGCAGACGGTCAGGCTGACCAGCCTGCAGAGAGGGTTGCCACATATATGCACCGTTACCGTCCTTGAGTTTGCGGACGATTGCGAGAGTGCCACTGCCAAGCACAAACACAGCATTTTTCTTGTAGCCGTCCTTGAGCGCGTAGGTCAGGTCGATAAGCTCGTCCGCCTTAATGTCTCCGGCAGTAGCGGTAGTCACGCCGAGATCGCCGCCGTTTGCGGTGAAGATGCCGGTAGGCTGACCGCTGCCGGTGCCGATGCAGAAAGCCTGTTCCTCTTTCGCCGCAAAAGCGCGAGCAAAGTTATCGATGAGGTAGGCCTGAAGGTCGAACATGGAGTCCTCAAGCAGTTCCTCGGAGACCAGTGCTGCCGCACGAAGCGTGAACGCATCGAGAGAGAGCTGGTTGAAGGTAGGAGTGGAGGGCGTAAACACGCCGGACTCAGCTACCCAATCGGCAGAAACATCAGTAAGCGCCACATTAATTCTGTGAGGTGCAGCAGTTGTGATGACCTTTGCCAGAGAACGGATTACGTTCTCGCGGGCAAGTGCCTTAACGAGAGTGTCGTCGAACTCCAGCGGAACGAGATAGCCACCGGTGGAAGAAGTGCCTTCCTCCATGACATTGTGGACAGGGCGCTTGCCGCGAATGAGATTATAGAAATCCTCGCGGTATTCGGCGGTCGCTCTGGGAGTGAGGAGCTTGCCGTTCTGTGCCACAGGCTTTTCGGTGATGGGAGAACTGGTCGGCTGCGCCATTGCAGCATCCCTTGCCACGCGGTCTTCCTCAATGGCAATCTGACGAGCCATTGCGTCAACGTCCGCGAGCATTTTATCATAGGTAGCATTGTCTTCTGCAGAAAGGACACCGTCCTTCGCACGAGTGTCCAGAAACGCCTTCGCAGCGTCCCATGCTTTTGCGCGTTTTTCACGCATTTCGAGTACTTTTTTCATTATCAAATACCTCCGTTAAATGTATTTACGGGCTTGCAGTTTCTGCATAGCCTCGGTGATGGAAACGCCAGTCGGCGCATCCGGCTTCTTTTGCTCCGCCTTCGGAGCGTGTTTCGTGATGATCTTGTTGAATAGTGCGTTGGTAACTGCTCTGCGGCTGAAAGCAAAGACCACATCGTCGCTATGGTCGCGCTTGGCGTCTTCCAAGATGCCGTCCGCAAAGCCAAGCTCCACTGCCTTGTTTGCGTTCATATAGGTTTCGCCGTCCATGAGATGAGAGATTTTTGCTCGGGACTGACCGGTCTTGATTTCATAGGCGTTGATAATGGATTCCTTGACTTCGTCCAGCATGGCAATGGCTTTTTGCATTTCCTCGGTATCACCGATTGCTACTGTGAGTGGATTGTGAATCATCATAAGCGCTGTAGGTGCCATGAGCACCTGCGTACCCGCCATTGCGATGACTGATGCCGCCGAAGCAGCGATACCATCAATCTTGACTGTGACTTCATGCGGGTAATCCATGAGCATAGCATAAATCTGAGACGCCGCTACGCAATCGCCGCCGGGTGAATTGATCCACACGACAATATCGCTGTCGCCGGACATCAGCTCGTCCTTGAACATTCGAGGTGTGATTTCATCATCCCACCAGCTTTCGTCCGCAATGGTGCCGTCGAGGTACAGGGTGCGGACGCCTGTATCCTCATCACTGTCCCAATTCCAGAAGTGCGTTTTTTCACGTGCCTTTGCGGGACTTCGTTTTGTTTTGTCCATCTGAGGTTCCCTCCGTTTCAGTTGTTGTATTTGCGAACGCGCCAGCGTCCTGTAGTTTGGTCATCGCACCGTTTATGAGATAAAGGTCGCCGCCGAGGTCGTCAGGGATGCGGTCGAGGTTTTCAAGCTCCCGTATGTCATTTGCCGACATCCAGCCGTTTTGTCGAGCGGTCGCGTAGCCTGTCATACGCGATGCGTAGTCGCCGCGAAGCAGTCCGTCCACATTGAACTTTGTGAACATCGAGCGTTTTTCGCTGTCGAGCAGGAGCGCCTTGTTCATCGCTTGTTCCCAGCGGATCACCCACGGGTCGAGCGTGTATTTCACGAACTCCAGCGACTGCTGCTCAATATTAGAAAAGCTCGACTTTTCGAGGTCAGCCAGCATATGTGGCGGCACTCTGAAAATTCGAGCGATTTCGTTGATTTGGAACTTGCGCGTTTCGAGGAACTGCGCCTGTTCCGGCGAGATGGCGATCGGCGTGTACTTGAGTCCTTCCTCCAGCACGGCAATTTTGTTGCTATTAGCACTGCCGCCAAAGGTGGACTGCCAGCTTTCCCGTATGCGCTCCGGGTCCTTAATCGTGCCCGGATGTTCGAGAACGCCGCCTGGCGCCGCACCATTGGCAAAAAACTTAGCTCCGTATTCCTCGGCGGCGATTGCCAAGCCCACAGCGTTTTTCGCCATCGCTATAGGTGAATAGCCGACCAGACCGTCGTAGCCAAGCCCCAGCACATGAAGAATGTCAGAGGGAGCGAAGATAATATCACTTTGCTTGTTTTTACCGACTTCCGGAGCATCATCGCTATTTTTCCGATAGCGGTAATACAGTCGTCCCTGCGAATCCCTGTCCACAGTCATGCGGTCTGGCATGAGCGGATAGAGTGCTATAACCTCGCCACGGGCGTTGCGGATAATCTGAGCATAGGCGTTGCCGGTGAGAAGCAGGTGGTTCATCATAGTTTCTCTGAATACGAAACTCGTCATTTCAGGATTTGGCTCATCATGCAGGACCCGCCATAGTGGATGTTCGAGGCACTTTTCCTTACTGCCGTCATCGCCGTACTTATAAACAAACAGCGGGAGCCCTGCGATTGCCTCCGAAAGGATACGGACACAGGAATATACCGCTGTCATCTGCATGGCGGTCTTTTCATTTACCACCTTGCCGGAGGTCGAGCCTCCCCATAAAAAGCTGTTGCCGCCGCCGAGGTTTTTAGGCTTGTCGCGGGGTTTGAATATGCCTTGAAAAATGCCCATAGGCTTTTACCTCCTTACCAAATGAGCAAGCCGCGTTTGTCATAAACACTCTCGCCCGAATCGTTACCGCACCGAATTGCACGGTCGAGCGCCATAATGGTAGCGACCGCGCCGTCTATCTTTTCGGTTGATTTCTCCTTGTCCGCCTTGATATTTCCTGCAGGGTCGGTGCGGATATATATGTTGTCCATCATCCAGCGTAAGATGGGGTGGCCGCCGTGAGCGATTTTTTCCTCCAGTGTTAGCTTCATGAGTTCCTTGGTCGGTGGAGACATATCTTTAAAGCCTTGTCCGAAAGGAACGACGGAGAAGCCGAGCGTTTCGAGGTTTTGCGTCATTTGCACAGCGCCCCAGCGGTCAAAAGCTATCTCACGGATGTTGTATTTCTCACCGAGGGATTCAATGAACTGCTCGATATAGCCGTAATGTACCACATTGCCCTCAGTAGTTTGCAGAAAGCCCTGTTTTTTCCAAACATCATAATTTACATGGTCGCGCCGAACACGCAGGTCGATATTATCCTCTGGTATCCAGAAGTACGGCAGAACGCAGTACTTGTCATCCTCGTCACCGGGTGGAAATACAAGCACAAAAGCCGTGATGTCGGTGCTGCTGGAAAGGTCAAGTCCGCCGTAACAGACACGACCTTCGAGAGCTTCCGCGTCGACGGCAAAAGCGCATTTATCCCATTTGTCCATCGGCATCCAGCGAACCGCTTGTTTTACCCACTGGTTGAGGCGAAGCTGCCGGAAACTGTTCTCCTCGGCGGGATTCTGCCGAGCTGATTCAAACGCCGCCTTAACCTTATCCATGCCGACTGTGATGCCGAGAGAGGGATTTGCCTTCTTCCACACCTTGGGGTCAGTCCAATCATCTTCTTGCGCTGCGCCGTAAATTACTGGGTAGAAGGTGGGGTCATGCTTTCTTCCATCAATAATATCCAGCGCCTTTTGATGAACCTCCCAGCAGATGCTGTTCTGGTTATCTCCGGCGGTAGTGATCAAAAAATACAGCGGCTGCATTCTCGCATCGCCGCTGCCTTTGGTCATTACGTCGTAGAGCTTGCGATTCGGTTGCGTATGCAGCTCGTCGAACACCACGCCGTGAGTATTGAAGCCGTGCTTGTTGCCAACATCGGCCGAAAGCACCTGATAGATACTGCCGGTCGGCTGGAAGATGAGCCGCTTGGTAGCGTCGAGAATTTTGACACGTTTCGACAAAGCTGGACACATCCGCACCATATCCGCCGCCACATTGAAAACGATGGAGGCTTGGTTTCGGTCAGCTGCACAGCCATAAACCTCGGCGCGCTCCTCATCGTCGCCGCAAGTCAGCAGCAGGGCGACAGCAGCCGCGAGCTCACTTTTGCCCATCTTCTTTGGTATCTCAACGTAGGCAGTATTAAACTGCCGGTAACCGTTTGGCTTGAGCGTTCCAAAGATGTCACGGATAATTTGTTCTTGCCAGTCGATAAGCTCGAATGGCTTTCCGGCCCATGTGCCTTTGGTGTGACAGAGCGATTCAATGAACGCCACAGCGTAGTCGGCGGCTTCTTTGTCATAGGTCGAATCATGCGCTATGAAGCGCGTCTGTTTATATTTTTTTAGTTTGCGCAATCGCACCGCCTCCTCTCAAATGGCATAAAAATAGACACCCTCCGGTGCCTTCATAATCTATCTGTACGAGATACAGCCCCACGCAGGGCTGACCTCGGCTATTTTATTTAGTGCGGGTTAGTGGCTTTCACCTTGAAGCAGTATCTCCAATGCAAGCTGCGTGTCCGGGTCGGCGGGCTCGATATCCCAACCTCTGTCATAGTTGCATACGATGGTGCCGTTCCGTTTGAGCGTCAGCTTGCTGATTCGCCCGCCTTCAATGCCGAACTGCGAACCCTCGTCGTACTGCTTCATCCAATAGTGAAAAATGCTATCATGAATTTTCAGGCTTCCTTCTCTCCACATGGTACCGTCCTCCTTAAAACCGTTCGATGCGAACATTGTCGTCAGCTTCGAAGTGTACTTTGTAGCGGGTTTCCGTGCCGTCGGCTTTCTTGGAAATCAGCCTGATGCCGCCTTCAAAGGCGCTGTAGGCTCGGTCGAAGCGCTCGCCCTGCGGGAGCTGGCTTTCTGCTTGTTTCAACTGCTTGTCTGTCATGGTGGGGTGTGCCTCCTTTGTTTTGTTATACACATGATCGCTCTAAAAGCACACTATAGCAAGGCAATTCTGCGATATATACCGGCATAAACTATGCGATCTTTACAGCGAATTTCGCCGCCGAAATTGTGTAGTTTACGCTTCGCCGGTGAGAATGAAATGCGCGTATTCGTATCGATGCTCCTCCAGATACACCACCAGCTCGTAGAATTCCATGTCGTTGGCGATGCGCTGCACCGTGCGGACATCGAACATATTCGTCAGCCCAGTGTCGCGGATGGCGAGAATCTGCTTCTTGACCGTTTCACTCATCGCCGCTCACCACCTTGCAGGCGTCCTCACCGTAAGCCACGGACAGGCCGCAGCCGTTGTCCCATGCCACCATGACCGAGCCGATGTCGTCCACGCCGCGCACGGTGCCTTTGGTGCCGACCGGCGGCGCTTGTGGGTCGTCCATTCGGACAAGCTCCACACGGCAGCCAACCGGGTAACGCTTGCGGAGGCTCTCAACAAGCTCCCGCGAAGGGAATCGGTTATTCATCGCTGCCCACCTCCTTGTCTTGCAGGCTCATCACGTCATCATAGAGACCGGCGTCTGCATTGATGCACTCGACCAGTTCCTGCACCTTCGGGTTGCCGCTCTTGAATGCGCCGCTTCCGGAAAGGTTGCGGAGCAGTATCTTTCGCGCCGCTTTGTACTCATCACCAATGAAGCCCAGACGGAGCAGGAAGCAGCGGAATGCGTACTTGTCATTGCCCGTATCTTTTTCCTTTGCAGTAACGCGCTTTTGAGTCTTTGCCATCTCGCAAAGCGCTGTGATGAAAAGTGTGTAAGCCTTGACCGCGTCCGGGTCGGTGCCGTCCTCAAACCACGGGAACCGTACCTTCTCATCGGCTATATCAAGGTTGATGTCTTTACGTCCGAGAGCCTTGTTTATGAGGCTTTTCTTGCTTTCCACCAACCGCTTGAGATTTTCGAGCGCAGTATCGGTAAAGGAGGAGCGGGGCATTTCGATGACCAGCCCAATATCCTCATCCGGCACATCACTTGCCTGCATACCATCTTCGCCATCCGGGTCGCGGTGCTGTCTGCCAAGCCCCAGTTCTTCTTCCTCGGTCATCTGCAAATCCTCGAAGCGCGGTTCCGCTTCAAAGCCCTGCTCGTGCAGCCGCTTGATGAGCTTTTCGATTTCCTCGCTGTCGGCGCGGTCGTCGAAGCTGATCGTGCCATTCTTGTCGATGGTGAAGTAGTCCACCTCATAGCCGAAGGAAGGAGCGCCTTTGTATTTCGCAGGGCTGTTCAAAATCCCCGCAATCGATGTTACGAGCCGCTTGCGGTCGCTGCCGGTCAGGTTGTACCTGAGTTCAAAATCCTTGTTTTCCATAGTGTCTGCCGCCTTTCTTTGAGCCGATGCTTCGGCTTTTGTACGTACATATATCACTCTAAAGCCTGTAAATAGCAAGGCAATTCAGCGATATATATGTACCAAATAGAAGCGGCGGCGCTTGTGTGATTCAGTCCGATTTTACAGCTACTTCAGCATATGAATAGGTCAGTCCATCACGCTGGACGTATACCTTATCCGCCGCACCGACCTGCTCGATATACCGCTTCACGATAACATCGCAGAACTTTTCGTCAAGCTCGATTGTGGCGCAGGAGCGGTCGGCCTGTTCACAGGCGATGAGCGTGGAGCCTGAGCCACCGAAGGGATCGAGCACCAGCGTATTTGTCATGCTGCTGTTCATAATAGGATAAGCCAGCAGCGGAATAGGCTTCATTGTCGGGTGGTCGCCATTCTTTTTTGGTTTGTCGAACTCCCAGATGGTCGTTTCCTTGCGCCCACTGTACCACTGATGCTTGCCGCTTTTCTTCCAGCCGTAGAGCACAGGCTCGTGCTGCCACTGATACGGAGAACGCCCCAGCACCAGCGATTGCTTTTTCCAGATACAGCAACCGGACAAATAAAAACCGGCATCCGAAAAGGCTCTTCTAAAATTCAGCCCTTCGGTGTCGGAATGAAAAATGTATATGCTTGCGTCATCCGCCATGACCGCCTCAGTGTTCTGAAAAGCTGCCAGCAGGAAATTATAAAAAGCTTCGTTTGCCATGTTGTCGTTCTTGATTTTTCCGGCGCTGCCTTCGTAGTTTACATTATAAGGCGGGTCTGTGATGACCAGATTAGCCTTGCGGTCATCCATAAGAACGGCGAAAGTTTCTGCTTTGGTGCTGTCTCCACAGACCAGCCGATGCCGACCGAGTGTCCAGAGGTCGCCGAGCTTAGTGACCGGCGGCTGTTTGAGCTCCTCATCAACATCAAAATTGTCATCGTGCAGACCATCCTTGATGCTGCTTTTGAATAGGTCATCCAGTTCGGATGGGTCGAAGCCCGTGAGCGAAACGTCGAAATCGGAACCTTGCAGGTCAGCAATGAGCAGCGCCAGCTTATCTTTATCCCAATCGCCGGATATTTTATTGAGCGCCACATTGAGCGCCTTTTCCTTTGTCTCCGTCAGCTCGACGACGACACATTCCACCTCGGTGATGCCCATATCGATGAGCACCTTTAAACGCTGATGTCCGCCAACGACACGCCCGGTGGTCTTATTCCAGATGACCGGCTCGACGTAACCGAATTGTTCAATGGAGCGCTTTAGCTTATCATATTCGGCATCACCGGGCTTCAGGTCTTTACGTGGATTATAGTCAGACGGGATAAGCTGCTCAATTTTCAATTTTTCTATCTGCATACGCTTCAGCCGCCTTTCTTAGTTCGTTGTATAGCCTCATGCTGGTATCCTCCCACGGGAACAAGCAGGAATTAAAGTGCCCGTAAGTCGCGGTGTCCTCGTAGATGGCGTTACGCAAGACCAGCTTTTCGATGATTGCCGCCGGACGCAGGTTGAACTCTGACATCACAATCTCACGCAGAGCCTCGTTGGAAAGAGCGCACGTGCCAAATGTGTCGATGTCCACAGCCACCGGATCAGCCTTTCCGATCGCATAAGAAAGAGCGACTCCGCATTTATCCGCGAGGCCGCTCCAGACGATATTCTTCGCGATGTACCGCGCCATATAAGCGCCGCTGCGGTCGACCTTTGTTGGGTCTTTGCCACTGAACGCGCCTCCGCCGTGGAGAGCAAGCCCTCCAAAGGTGTCCACCATCATTTTTCGACCAGTCAAGCCAGTGTCAGCAGCGGGACCACCCTCAACAAATCTGCCGGAGGGATTGACGAGTATTTCAGTATCATCATCAAACGGGAAGTCCTCAAAGCACTGCCAGAGCACATTCTGCTTGATATCCGAATAAAGCTGTTCCTGTGTCTTGCTGGCTTCATGCTGAACGGAAACTACGATTGTTTTCACACGCTTCGGCTTTTCATCCTCGTATTCGACCGTGACCTGCGCCTTGCCGTCCGGCAGAATGCCTTTCACGATTTTATCCTTGCGGACGGTATCTACGCGTTTACAAATACGATGCGCCAACACCAGAGGAAGCGGCAGCATCTCGCGGGTTTCGTTGGTGGCGTAACCGTAAACAGTGCCTTGATCGCCAGCGCCAATGGAAGCGTAACGTTCCTCGCTGCCATTTCTGGCTTCGAGCGCAGTGGTCACTCCTGCGCTGATGTCAGCGCTCTGCTTGTGTACGAACACAAAGACAGTAAACTTCCACGGATTGTAGCCGACCTTTCGGAGGACTTCGCGCACCTCCCAACGGATATCCACTTTGCCGTCACAGGTTATTTCGCCCGCAACGATGATTTTTCCCTTGGTCGCCATTACTTCGCAGGCGACGCGAGCGGATTTATCTTTTCTGAGACAGGCATCCAGAATGCTGTCGGCGATGAGGTCGCACAGCTTATCCGGGTGCCCCATGCATACACTTTCGGCGGTTTTGTAAGTAGTCATATCAGTTTTTCCTTTCTATTTTCACAGCGGTTTTTCCGGTGAAATTCTCCCAGCGTTTTATGATAACGTCGCAGTAGTGCGCGTCGAGCTCCATAATGTAGCAGGTGCCGAATCGGTATCATTGCGCTTTGCTGTCCAACACTGCCGCAGGTCAGCTTATCCCACACATTCCACGCCAGCAGCTTCAGACCAGCTTTCTTCGCCGTATCGATGTAGGCATTCCAATAGGGATAGATTTCACCGTCTTTACGCTGGATGCCAAGGTTGACTGCTTGTAGCGCCGTGAACGGTTCGTAGCAAGAAATAAACTGCGCGATACTTTCAACAGACAGGTCTTTACCGCCGTTGTACTCACGCATATCGCTGTATGGCGGTGAGGTGAACAGCAGCTTGCTGTGTTGACCATTCATGAGCAACGCTACATCTTTTCTATCCGTACTGCTGCCGCAGAGCAAGCGATGCCGACCGAGTTGCCATAGCTCACCCGGCTGGCATATTGTCGGAGCGTCAGCCTCGATCTCCGGCACTTCGTCCTGAACGATTTCATCATCGACGCCGAGCATGAGTCCGATCTCGCTGGTATCGAAGCCGGTCAGCGTCACATCGAAATCCTCTGCTTTCAAATCTGACAGCAGATTTTCGAGCTTCTTCGTGTCCCACTCGCCGGAGATCTTGTTCATGGCGATGTTGAGCGCCTTTTCGCGGGTGGCATCAAGACTCACCACGATGCACTCCATGCTGTCATAACCGAGTGCTTTCAAAACCGAAAGCCGCTGATGCCCAGAAATGACCGCGAAGCCCGTCGCCTCGTTTACGATGATGAGCTCGACGTATCCGAAGCTCTCGATGGAGCGCTTAAGCTTTTCAAACTCTGTGTCGCCCGGCTTTAGCTCTTTGCGAGGGTTATATTTTGCAGGATTCAAGTCCGACAGCTTTAATGTCCGTATGTCCACTATTTACCCCTCCTCGCAGTAAGCAGGCGCTCCATAACATCATCCTGCGGATTCGCGCCGCTGTATTCGCCGGTGCAGTTTTCCTTCACAATCTGGAATATTTCATACCACAGGCGGTTGGTCTGGCTCATGTAGTTTTGTCCCATCGCCACATACGGGCTTTGGATAGCATTGCCGGTGGTAGGGTGCCGCGCCAGAAAGCCGAAACTTGACACCGCTTCCTCGCATTGAATCCAACGCGCCACACTCATGGCGTAACGTTCCAGAAGCTGTGGGGAAACCAGCGCCGCGCAGCCACGCGCATTTAGCCATGTCCATGTGTTTTTATATATTTCACCAGCGGTAAGCGTCGTACCGTCCTTTTGCTCTGCCGACAGCATCTTGTTCGGCTCCGGCATTTCATAGCCTTCGAGCGCGGGCGCGTCAGTGAACTCCATCACCGTCAGTTTTCTGCCGCCCGGATTACCGGCGGATATTTTATCGGCGAGAGGCTTCTTTTTGGCGCCAGCACCGACTCTGGCACCGCCTCTACAGGTGCCATCCTTCGCCATATTCATCACACTCCTTTTTAACTTGGGCTATTCAACCCTTTGAAACTGCGTTTTTCAACACGAAGCCCCACGCCCGTTCCCCGGCGATATTCGCGCAGAGATTTCGACCGCCCCTACCGGTCAAGCGCGAAGTGATTATGTTTTCGCGATTTTTGTATTTGTTTTGGTCTGTAGCAAAATGTGATACAGACCTCGTGGAACTGCATTTTGGTCCCATTTTCAACGGTCATGCCAGCGGTCGCCCATCTCGGCAGTGATCTTCGAGTGGCACGGCGTGCAGAGCGCCTCAAGGTTGAACTCGACATGTGTGCCGCCGCGAGAGAGCGGGAGCCTGTGATGAACTTCAGTCGCGGGAGTATAAACGCCGTGCTTCAGGCACTCTTCGCAGAGAGGGTGGACGGCGATGTATCTGTCGCGGATGCGTTTCCACGCACGGCCGTACCGTTTCTTTTCCACGGGATTGCGGTCGTACTGTTCGTACTGCTTGTCGACCAGCTTCTGATGCTCCTCACAGTAGCGGCCGGACACCAGCTTCGGGCAGCCGGGATAGCGGCAGGGTGTCAAAGGTTTATGCGGCATGGCTGCCTCCTTTCCGGGCATAAAGAAAGCCCCGCGAGATTGTTCCCGCGAGGCTCTCCGGATTCAGTTTTCCTATTGTAATGATACCGCATTTGCTCTGTGCAAAACAGTGCGTTTTACTGCGCGGACAGGATTTTCTCTACTTTTTTCAAAGCGTCGTTGTGTACCTCATAAACGTGGCGCACCCGGAAACCCATATCCACAGCGATCTGTTCCCAGGACTTATAGCAGAGGTAGCGTCCTTCCAGCAGAAGCTGACAGTCTATATCGTCCACGGCTTTGATGGTCTTCACAAGGTCGCACTTGATATCCACCAGAGCGTCGATGTCGCGGTTGATCTCCGCTTCTAGGTCCACGATCTTTGCAACAGCGTCCGCCATCTGGGAGTTGCTAGGGCTGGGATTGCGGGGCATCCCGGTCATGTGCGAGGTACACTTAGTGGCGAGGTCGTTCAGCGAAGCGATCTGGTCAATTTTGCTGTTTATGCGGTTATCCAAGCGGAACGCCTGAGACAGATACTCTTTCGCCTTCATCTCACGCCACCTCCTCGCGCAGCATCCGTAGCAGCATTTCTCCATCGACGGAGGTCAGCAGCTTATACCATTCGGATCGGAAGAAGCGCTCCACCTCCGACTTATCCTGCAACGCAGGGGTGTATTTCGGATTTCGCTCCAGCGTGCGCAGTGCGGCGCGGTAGTCTTTTACCGCTTGAATAACAATGGCGTTCGCCAAATTCTCATAAGGGTCGTTCATAATCTGTACCTCCGAATTTTTGTAGTCCTCGGATTGGCACGGATTGTCGTTGGTTGTCTCAGATTTTCAGGTCGGCCTTCACGGCGTCGATCAGGGCCGACTGAGTGCGGTCCTTGGCAGAGAGGGCCTTCAGCATTCGGCCGTCGATGGTGCCCTTCGTGACGATGTGCTGTACCACAACGGTATCCGCCGTCTGGCCCTGTCTCCACAAGCGGGCGTTGGTTTGCTGGTAGAGCTCCAAAGACCAGGTCAACCCAAACCAGATGAGGGTGGAGCCGCCGCTCTGCAGGTTCAGCCCGTGCCCGGCAGAGGCGGGATGCACCAGCGCCACAGGCAGCTCGCCGGCGTTCCATCTGCGGATGCTGTCGGACGTGTCGAGACAGGAGAACGGGATATGGAGCTTGTGCAACCGCTCGGAGATCCTGGCGAGATCGTGCTTGAACCAATAGGCCACAAGCACGGACTTGCCGTTTGCCGCCTCAATCAAATCCTCCAGAGCGTCCAGTTTGCGGTCGTGAATATGGACTGTGCTGCCGACATCGTCATAGACAGCACCATTTGCCATCTGTGAGAGCTTGTTTGACAAGGCTGCAGCATTGGCCACAGTGATATCGCCGTCTGGGAGCTGCAGCACGAGGTCGTCCTTCAGATCATCGTAGCGTTCCTGTTCCTCCTTGGAGAGCTGCACCGCATATTCGCTTCTGACGAGCTCCGGCATCTGCAGGTGATCCGTCGACTTCATGCTGATCGTGATATCCTCAATTTTGCTGTAGATTGCCTTTTCCGCGCCGGGCAGCGGTTTATAGGAGTAGATGATCTGGCCGTTCCTCTTGTCCGGTATGAAGTAGTTGGTGCGATACTGCCCAATAAAGCGGCCGAGTCGCTGGCCCATGTCCAGAAGCCGGAATTCTGCCCATAAATCCATCAACCCGTTGCTGCTGGGCGTTCCCGTCAGCCCAACAATGCGTTTGACCTTTGGGCGGACTTTCATCAGTGCCCGGAAGCGTTTTGCCTGATAGCTCTTGAAGGAAGATAGCTCATCGACCACCACGGTATCGAAGTCAAAGGGCAAACCGCTCTCTTCAATCAGCCACTGGACATTTTCGCGGTTGATGATGTAGATGTCGGCGGACTTCATAAGGGCTGCGCGGCGTTCCGTCTCATTGCCGACAGCTACGGAACAGATGAGGTTCCGCAGGTGATCCCACTTATCCGCTTCGGCGGTCCATGTGTCCCGTGCCACTCTCAAGGGTGCTATCACAAGCACACGGTGTGCTTCGAAACTGTCAAACAGAAGATCGTTTATGGCTGTCAGCGTAATTGAAGTTTTTCCAAGACCCATATCAAGCAGGATTGCCGCAATGGGGTGTGTCTCGATATATTCGATGGCGTAGGTCTGATAGTTATGTGGTTCGTATTTCATCAAGAATGCCTCCAATCTGGCCGGTGTCGTCCAACACATAAACCTTGAAGCCGAGGCCCCGGAGCAGTCCATGTCTCGCCAACTGCTGGGGCCGGGGCCTTTCACCGGGAGCCTTGACTTCCACAAAGCCGATGTGACCACCCGGTAAAAGTACGATGCGGTCGGGCATCCCGTCAAAGCCTGGGCATACGAGCTTCGGCGCGATGCCTTCCATAGACTTCACCGCCAACATCAGTTTTCGTTCAATCTGTTTTTCTCTCATATGATATCCTCCACGGGACAGGTGGCCCACTTTTTCCTATACGCGCGCAAACACGCTCGGACAGGACACCTTTATCTATAATTTTTATATGTTTTTGTACTATATAGAAAATGTTATCCACCTGTCCGCAAAGCTCCGCTTTTTTCTTGATTTCTTGGCCTTTGGGCAATGGACAGTCTCCGGGACAGGGACAACTCTTACAACTTGTCCCGGAGGTTGTCCGATGATATGCTCATTCGCGCTTATACAAACGCTGCCTGCCGTAGATGGGTAGAATTTCCCGCTTGTCACTTCTTTGCCAGCCTTCGATGCGAAGCATGATCGCGGCAATTGCGTAAGAGTCGGAGGGCTTGATATCCTCTTTGCGTTTACCGAAGCATTCGCACCAGATCTCCAGATTGCTGACGCTGGTACGGGCCACGGTGCCTTTTGGCTGGGTTGGGCTGTCCGGATCGCTGACATATTCCTGTCGCGCATAAACGTCCATGCTGTCCCAGTTATCCGGCAGGGGCAGATTCAGATAGGTACTGACCAGTCCTTCGCGGTCATCCTGTTCCATCGCGGACGCCTGTTCAGCCTGAGAGCAGGCTTCAAGGTCGCTGTCTAGATAGAGTTTTTCACCGCCGTCGACGAGAACCAGCACCTCCGCCCATATCTGCTCCACATCCTCTTTGGTGAGTTGCCACGGCTTCATCCGACCCGTTCCGGGCGTTTCGACCGTCCAGAAGCGACGATTACCGGTAATATCGCGGAGATAGCCATTCTGTGAGTTAGTTGTGCCGAAAATGACGCACTGCCGCAGATGAGGAGTTACACGGCGGCCGAAGGAAGCACGGTACTTGTCATCCTGTCTAGAGATGAACGCCTTGACTTTGTCGATGTCGGCCTTTTTCATACCCGCCAGTTCGCCGATCTCAAGAATCCAATAACCCTGCAGTTTTTCAGCGGCAGTCTTGTCATTCATATCCGTGAGGGACACACTGTCCGAATACCATTCGCCGCCGAGCTTGGCTATGAGCGTTGATTTACCGATGCCCTGCGGACCGTTCAGCACGGGAATGTAGTCGAATTTGATGCCTGGGTGTTGTACCCGGCTAACGGCACCGCAGAGGGTTTTTCTTGTTACAGCCCGGACATAGTTGTTGTCATCAGCGCCGAGATAATCGATGAGGATGGTTTCGGCGCGCTTTATACCGTCCCACGGCGGCAGCGAAGCGAGATACTCGCGGATTGGGTGATAGGAGCGGTCATCAGCAACCTTGGAGACAGCGATCTGATAATTGCGTGCCGAGAATGTGCCATAGTTGGCGTCCACATAGCAGATGAGCTGTGCGTCGTCCGCGTCTCGCCAGAACCTCGCCGGGTGTTGCCACGGCACCTCGCCTTTGATTTCCATGCCGTCCGCCAGTTGATTGAAACAGATGCCCTTGAGGTTGTCGTCGTTTTCCATGATAAGTGTGATGTTGTGCAGGCTGTTCTGCAGTACGCCACCACGGTCGCGCTGGAGCGCCCGGGTCCAGTCCTCGAACTCCGCCGCCGCTGCCGCCTGCTTTTCCTGCAGGAGCAGGGCGCTCACACGCTCATCTTTGACCGCAAAATCCATCATTGCGGAGAAGGACTTTTTCTCATCGTCATCGCCGAATTTGTGAATGCGGACGAGGTCGAAAGCGTTGAGCAGTTTGCCGCAGGCTGGGTCGGTGGCGTGATGGCTGTAAGCAAATTTGTCATCATAGATCACGACACCAGCGCTGCTTTCACCCGGAATGTAATCGTAGCGGCCTTCCGTAACGGACGGCGCATAGATGTCAGTGAGGAACGTATCGATGACGGCGGTGATACTGTAGGCGCGGCAGAAAGCTCCAACCACACCAGTTTTTGCAAGCGGGTCCTCCTGTTTTTGCTGACTTGGCTTGCTAACCCTGCTTTCTCTCGATGTAGTAGGCAGCAAAGAACAATCCCGCCAGTTTGGATGTGCCTCCAGAATTGCATCCGGGTCGAGCAGTTCGCCGTCGAAAAATTCACAGAGGTATTCTCCGTTGGTCGGGCAGGTCGGCCAGTACATAAGTTGGTTCGGGATAAAGGAGCACTCGTCAAACATATCGATGCCGATGTTGGCGGCCATATAGCGAGAAATCGCAACGAACTCATCTGCGGAAACATCACGCGAAAATGGAGCCACAATACGGAGACGGGGCGCTTCCGGCGTATGGCTGTGCGTGGAGTACACCGCGCACTTGAAGGCCAGCTTTTCCTCCAGCGCCGCGATGAACTCCGGCGTAGCGTTATCGATGTCGGGTGTCCACATGGAGCGGCAAGCCACGTTTCCAACCTTGCGGAGGTTGTCTCGTAAATGCCCGCCGACGAAGCCGCCTTTGTCTTTTATCTCATCGCGCTTGGGTTTCGGGAGCTTGGCATATTCTTCAGCGGTTTCGATCGTGCGTATCGGTGTTTTCAGCCGTTCGCATATATCCTCAAAGGGCATGGTCTTGTTTGACCAGAACTTAGCCTGCCGGGAGTTTCCGAGGGCTATCTTTAATTCACGCATAACAATTACCTCCTCCTGTCTGCGAAATGCGGCGTTTCGCCGTGTTCAAACCGTGCCTGCCTTGCCAGCTTAAAGGCGTGAAGGGTCGCTGCGTCATCACGGTCATAAGTATAATTGCCGTCATCACCGAACAGCTCGAATCGACCTTTTTTGTTAATACCAGGGTGCGCTACAAAGTAGTCGCCGTCTATCGTTTCAAAGTTGAACGGGTACGGTCCGTGCTTGATACCCGGAAATCCATGATAGCCCAATTCCTGACAGAACTCTTCAATATCAGTAATATCGTTTCCGTCGGGAATCCCGGCTACAACGAGGATAGGGTTCTTGATTTCAAGAGAATCAAGGTTGCTGATTCCGCTAAACTGTCGAATCTTCTCCGCGTCCGATTCCGTCATTTTGCCTTTGACCTCGACATAAAGATCTTCCGGGCTTCTTCCATCACAGCCGTGGAGCAGAAAATCCGGGAGATAGAACTGACCGTTCGGGAGCGCGAATCCCTCCGGCTCATATTCCCATTTCACTCCGCAGGCGTCAAAGAAAACCGCCCATCTTGCTTCCAGCCTTGAGCGGAAGCGGTAGCCTTTATACTCTGTCGGTATAGCTGTAATTGCGTTCATTCGCGGACCTCCTCCAATTCTTTTGTGAAATAACGCAGACGGTAGTTTTTCCACCTGGCTCTTTTGATTTCCGCCTGCATGCCGGGAGAAATGAAGCTGCCGAACACCCATACCTCGGAGCATTTGCTCATGAGGGCGTTCCCGAAGAACAACCCAAGCTCCCGCTCCTGCGGGTCGGTGTCGTTCATGAACTGCGGAAACAGCAGATGCGGCGCGATGGGGATAAAACCCTTGTCCACAGCAAACCGGCTGTAATTCTGTGCGGCCTTAACGTTCCTGTCGATGTCACCGGCATACGGCGAGCAGATGTAGACGATTGGCCGGAAAGCGCGGAGCGCGTGTTCCTCTTTTTCAATCAGCGTAAGGGCTTCATAGGCAGTTGGGTCATTGTAGCCCTCAGCGTTGCGTTTATCGATACTCATTTATGAACCTCCTTTCCGGGCAGGCTTTTAGTCCACCTCTATTACCCAATGGAGCCGAAAACCCGCCGTGGCCGAAAATCACTCAGTCTTTTTCATAGAAATTTGTCTCATAGCCATCCGCGCGGAGCAGCAGACCCTTTGCCCAAGGAGGCGTTCTGCCCATCTGTTCGCAAACTGACTGCAGAGACATGCGGGGATCGGCCTCAATGACCAGTTCATCATGGATGTGCATAACAATGGAGCAATTCCGAAGCGTCTGCATGGCGTAGCAAAGGATGTCGCGTGAGGTGGCCTGCACGATATTTTCTACAAATTTCGGACCATAAGAGTCGAGACGTTCCCATTTCTTCGTGCCGCCGACACCCTCGTAGGTAATACACTGACCGCCGAATTTGTTTTCACCGATGCGCGGTTTCACATAAGCGAGTCTCCGGCCGGAGGGCAGCGTGATAAAGAGCATCCCGCTCTGGCAGGAGAACACGACGCCATGCGTACTGTTGGTGTGCTTGTTGCGGACAGCCTCAAGCGCCGCCCGGTCCACGTCCCACCAGAGCTTCACAATATTCGGGTTGGACTGCCGCCACGCATCAACCAGCGGAGGAAGCTCGTCCTCGGTCAGACCCATTTCAAGAGCGCCCATCGCTTTGAGCGCACCGACAGAACCGCCATAACCGAGCGCCAATTCCGCGATTTTGCCTTTTTGCCGCAGGTGACCGTTGATGCCATGCTTCTCGACCGGCACCTTGAACATCTGCGAAGCAGACGCGCAGTAAATATCTCCGCCGCTCTCAAACACTTCCTGTCTCCATTTTTCTCCGGCAAGCCATGCGATGACGCGGGCTTCGATAGCACTGAAGTCGGAAACGATAAACTTTGCACCATCTCTCGGAATAAAAGCAGTGCGTATAAGCTGAGAGAGGGTATCTGGTACATCCTCATAGAGCATTTCAAGAGCATCAAAGTCGCCAACACGAACGAGGCTGCGGGCTTCAGCTAAATCCTCCAGATGGTTTTGCGGTAGGTTTTGCATCTGGATGAGCCGACCTGCCCAGCGGCCTGTGCGATTCGCGCCGTAGAATTGAAACATCCCACGAGCACGACCGTCGACACATACTGCGTTTTCCATCGACTGATACTTTTTCACCGACGATTTTGCAAGCTGCTGCCTGAGCATAAGTACATCGGCGAGTACCGGCGGCGCGGTCTTGAGCAGATCCACGACCGCTTTTTTGCCAAGTGTGTCGGTCTCCATGCCGTTGTCGGCAAGCCACTGCTTCATCTGCTGTACTGAGTTAGGATTATCGAGCTCGGTAATGTGCTTCATAGCGGCAGTGAGCTCGGAGCGGGAGCGACCGTCTATTTCGATAGCTTCCTGTACCAGCGCCATATCCAACGCAACACCTCGGTCGTTTATCTCTTGGTCGAGGTGATATTCGTCCCATATGGACTCCGACACTGGAAACTTGGCAAGCCGCGCCTGTATCGACATTTCTGACTCAACATCGCGAATGTTATATTTTTTGAACGCCGACCACTTGTCCGGAGCGTGATACGGATAATTTCTGGTTCTTTCACCGTTAGCTTTTGTGGGCGCACATGGCTGACAGAAGTATTTGATGAGGTCTTTGCCCTCGGTAAGCTTCTGCTTATCCAGCTTAAGCACCGCGCCTACGCCCTCCAGCGAAAGTGGCAAGCCCATCGTCGCCGCCCAAACCATAGAGCAATGCCAGGAGGCCGGATCAATGTACTCGCCAGTCGGCAGCCCAATAAAGCGAGAGAGGCAGACCCTCTCGAAGCTGGCGTTGAACGCCCACTTTGTCACAGCCTCATCGGTGAGAGCGGCAATAACATCGGCAGGGATTTTTTCGCCGCAGGCAAGGTCAACGACTTGTGCAGCACCGCCGTCCAAGCTATAGCCGAAAAGCAGAATCTCGAAATCAGGAGACTCCACATATCGGTAACAACCTGATTTGGAAAGGTTGATCGATGAGAAAGACTCAATGTCGATGCTCAAATTACGCATTTCAACGCCTCCATTTCTGCATTTGCCCTTGCTTTTGCCGCAGATTCGAGGGTTTTATACCAACCAATATATCTTCCGTTGAGAGACACTTGATAACCACCTGACTGCTGGGATACACCCTTGATACCGGTTTTATTGTCTATTCTTATTTGTCTTCGAAAATCGGTTTTTCCATTTATATATGCATGGTGCATGTTACCTTCATTAGTAGTCCACTCCAAGTTTTCAACTCGATTGTCCTTCTTGTTGAGATTTTTGTGGTTGACGACGTATTCTTTTGCCGATGGAGCACCAAGGAAAGTTATTGCTACAAGTCTGTGAACATAGAATCGCTTTTTAGTGTGATTCTGGTCTGAGAGTTGCACAGCTCGATAACCGTGCCCACTCTGAACATCTTGTCGGAGCTGGCCAGTGCGAAGGCTCATTATTTGTCCAACGTTATTTATTTGATAAAGCCCCTCATAGTCGGGAATGTCTCTCCATACTACATTTTTCATATAATCATCCTTTCACCCCATAAAGGGTGGCAGATTTACTCCGCCACCCTTTAGGTTCTGAGTCTTAGGCAAGAAAGTCCTCGTCATCGTCAGTGGCGAAGTCGGACTCAGCACTTACCTTACCGCCGAGAGGCTCACCGTCGCGCACCTTCTGTAGGTTATTCAGACCGCAAGCGATGCCCTTGTTGCCGTTGCTGTTAAAGGCATAGAAGCTAATGCTGGCTCTACCGTACACGCCGGAATACACCTCGGAGCGGGTCAGGATAGGATTGCGGTCAGCATCCACGATGCCGGGTGCCGTAGCAGAGTTGGCATTGATGAAGTAGCTATCCGCATACGCTTCGTCGTCAGGACGCTCCGAATCACCATCACGAAGGGGCGTCTTTAGTGCAGCCATCGGAGGCACGGACTTTCCGTTGCCCTTGAGCTTGGATTCACCTTCATGGTAGGCGGCTTCAATTGCGGCCTTAACCTTTGCGACCGTCTTGGTATCGGACTTCGGTATGATGAGGCTGACTGAGAACTTCGGAGTGCCGCCGTTGATGGACTTTGCCTCCCAGACGTTGGCGTAAGACCAGCGGGTGTCAGGACCAGTGATAACCTTCATCGGGTTGTTTACCTTGTTTGTGTTGTTATTCATAATCGTTTTCCTCCATAAAATCATTTTTGGCTGTGTTCATCGCCGGACGCTTATCGCTCTCCGGGACGAGTGTGGGTTTACCCTGCGGTTTTTCGATATATGCCGCGAGGAGTTCTTCAAAGCGGGATTTGCCGAGCAGCTTCTGCATGGCGGTAACGCCAAGTACCTTGCGCTCGTAAGGGTCAAAGCCAGCGTCGGTGACAGCACCGGCGACCGCTGTTTCGTTTGTGTATTTGCGGTTGGAGCGACCTTCGACCAGTTTCCAGCCGTTCCATTCCTTACCGCTGATAGCCTGTTGCAGTGCGTAGTCCTTGATATCCGCAGCCCATGCGATGAAGTCATCAACGCGGGAGAGAATTTCTTCGACCTCCTCATCTGTCAGCAGAGGAGGCAGCTTGAAGTCATAGCGGGCAAGCTCCATGTTGGCATCGGCTCTGGCACGGCAGTCATGCTTTGCCTTACAGAAACCACACCACTCGCCGCAGAGGAAGTTACCATCACCGGCGAAAGCAAGGTCGGCTGTGGGCTTGAGCACTTCGTCCGCCCAGCGGTAGAGCTCGTCCTTTGAGATTTCGTAGGTTCTAACATTGTCGCGGCGCGGCTGGTAGATGGTCATGCGCACCGAATCGATGTCGTAGATGTCATCGAATAGTTCCAGAGCGCCAAGTGCGTAGCACTGCATCTGCGGGTTTTTCTCTGCGTTTACGAGCACGCCCAGACCATGCTTATAGTCGATGATTTGCAGGGTGCCGTCCGCGATGATGATGCTGTCGGCGGTGCCGTAGCCTGACTCAACCCAGCGGGAGAAGTCTACACGCTGCTCAATCAAGACTACGGGGTCAGCGCAGGTCTGCTTTGCGGCTTCCACCTGTTCGAGAACATAGGCGGCATAACCGTTGGCACAATCCGACATTTCTTCGTTGAACCATGTTAGGTTTTCGGTTGGGTCCTGCGCTTCCATACCCAGCGCTTTGCGTAGCTTATATTCACAAAGCTCGTGAGCATCGGTGCCTTCAGCGGCGTAGTCCGAGCCTTTATCCTCATAGCTCTCGCAGAGCCGAGCGGAGGGAGGACAGTGAAGCCAGCGCTCAGAAGATGATGCAGATAGTACTGCGTGTCCTTTAGGTGGCATTGTTCAGTTCCTCCGCATCGGCAAGCAGCGCCTTGTAATTAGCGGGGTCAACGCCCGACAGCTTGTCGGTACCGTACTTCTGGAGCAGAGAGCGTATCTGAGCGGTATAGCCCGCACGGGACTTGTTCGCAAGGACGGCTCTGACCGCTTCCAGCGTGAGCGGTGGTTCTTTCACAGGTGTGGGCGCTTCCGGCGCTTCATCGCCGCTGAACTGCTCCGCCAGCCAATTAGCCGCGTCGCTGATAACAGCAGCACACTTGCGCAGTTCTTCGATGGTCGATGCCATCTCGCTCGTTTTGCTCATTCGTTTTCTCTCCTTCCTTAGATTTGCTTTGTGCGGCGAGGATAGTGAGGTTTCTCGCCAGCCGCTTTGACACGACTGAAATTGCTGTCAAAATATCAATCAATTCCTCGTCCGTGTCGGTCGTTTGTCTTCTCTCGTTCATTAGGGCTTCCTCCAATCTGAGGACTTATTGTTTTTTCCTGTCCTCACTACCCACTGGAAAAAAAGAAGCCCATCGTACAAAAAAACAGAAAAATAAGTTTGCCCTCCGCCAACTTTCTGTGACAGAGGGCAAAACCATGTGATTACTTGAGACCTAATATACGTTTGCGAAGCTGGTCGAGCACCTGCTTTTCGCGGTAGACGGCTTTGGACTTGTACCAGTCGCCGCCAAACTCGCGCTGAAGGGTATCTGCGATTTCCGTCTTGGAACTTCCCGCCATGATGAGCTCACAGATACGTTTGCCTTCAGGGTCACGCTCCGCAAGCTCATCGAGAAGCTGTTCAAGCAGAAGCCTGTCCACAAGGACATCGGCAAAGCTGCCGTCCGGGTCCTCAATTGTATCTATGAGACTGAACTCCTCACCGGCTGCGTTTTCCATCGGCGCATCGAGCGAGACGGTGTTTCCGGCTGCACGATATTCGCAGGTGGCACAGTCGCCGTCGCAGACCCAGAGTTTGGACTTGGGACATACGCACTGACCGTTCTTTTGCGCTTCCTTCTGTAAGCGCCAGATGGGGCGGTAGTATTCACGGTAGACTTCTTCAGTTACGAGCACCCACTGTTTGGTGTTGCGGATGTAGATTTTGCGCTGATTGTTCAGATTTGGCATTTGATTTCCTCCATTGATTTGCCGCCGAGGGTGGGCGGTGGAGGAAAACAAATAAGGGTCTGCATCCGATGGACACAGACCCCGTTTCGCATAAAATGAGCGCACGAAACTAAGGTGGTGGCACATCGGAGCTTCGGAGGCGGTCTTTATCACCTCTCCCGAAACCTCTATGTAACCTCCACCGCCTCATGGCCACTCAGCGATGTGATATTTTTTCGATGCCGATTGGCATCTGCAAGTATGATTATATAGGTGAAGCCTTGTTTTACCCCGGACATGGGATGTCCGATTTTGGTCTCATAAAACGCAAAAAAGCCCCACAGACCTACAGAAAAATCTGTGTGTCTGCGGGGCTATCCGCTTGAAACAGCTTATATTACAGGAATTTAAAAACCGGACATTTTTTGTCCGGTAGCTCTAAAATTATTTTGAAATTTTTTCTTGTTTCACGCACAAGACCGTTAATTGGGACACATGGAATAATAGAATTAACTGCTTGTTTAATGCTGTATCTCATATTATTAGTGCAATAAAAATCATTCAAACCATACGAAACACTACGAAACACATTGTAAAATGGCAGATTATGTGATATAATATAATGGTATTATTATAAACTGTGTTTGAGGTGAGCCAAATGACTGAAAATTACACCGAAAATTGGATTGGGATTGAGGATGCCGCAAAGCATCTGGGTGTAACGAAAGATACAGTTCGTACCTGGATAAAGAAAACAGATATACCAGCACATAAAATCGGCAAGCTTTGGAAATTTAAACTCTCCGAATTGGACGAGTGGGTCAAGAGCGGAAAAAGCGCTATTGATTAATATGGATTTCAAGTAAGAGGATATTTTATAATGTAAAATTGAATGGAGTGATTGCGATGTCTACAGGTCGTTCCTTTACGGAATACGTAGCTAACAGATTCTATAACGACCTCTTTGCGGCCGTTGGCAGCTATGTCGAGGGAAATTATGCCTCTCTTGATTTGCGCTCGTATGCCGTGAAGTATATAGACTCCGCAGTCCTTTCTGATATCACTATAAAGCGGGCATATGTTGGTGACAGCGATGATATGCGTATAACTTTCGATGTCGCGCTTGAAGCAGAAATAGAAGTATATGAAGTTGACCGTCATCATGATAATTCTGATGTCTGCAATCGGTGGCTTCTTGTAAAATGCGAGGCTGACCTTAAACAGCATCTTGATGACTTTCGGATTCTTGGTGTGTATCCGTATAGCCAGAAAGCCTGTATGGAGCGGCCCTTAGATGACAATCTTGTTCCATGCATCAAGCCGGAGAAGCTGGATGAGGCCGCTGCAGATTTTCTGCGCAGGAATTACCCCAAGGCTCTACTTGAGCCAATGGCCATTGATGTCGCTGACCTGGCGCACGAAATGGGGCTTACCATTGAGCGACATCATATAACAAAAGATTTCTCGGTATTCGGGCAGATTTTTTTTGCCGACTGTGATGCAGAACTATACGATATCGAAACCGACACTACAGTACATCAGCTTATAAAAGCAAAAACCATTGTAGTCGATCCGAAGGCATTCTTTCTCCGCAATATCGGCTCGGTAAACAACACCATAGTCCACGAGTGCGTTCATTGGGACAGACACAGAAAGGTCTTCGAGCTGGAGCGGCTGTATAACAGCGAAGCCACGCAAATCAAGTGCATGGTTATCGGCGGAGTTAAGGACAGTAAGGCACGTACTGCAACCGATCACATGGAGTGGCAGGCAAACTCACTGGCTCCACGTATCCAGATGCCTATTGACCAGTTTAAGACAAAAGCGACGGCGTTCATCCAAAAATATCGAAGAGAGTTCAGTGATGTACCTCTTGTTAACATCATGGAACCGGTAATAGAGGAACTGGCGACATTCTTCTGCGTGTCAAGGCAAGCCGCCAAAATACGCATGGTGGATGCCGGATACCAGGAAGCCATCGGTGCGTTTACATATATTGATGGTCATTATGTCAGACCGCACGCCTTTAAGAAAGGTTCAGTAGAAAAGTGTCAGACATATAGCATTGGAGTAGATGACGCCGCATTTGTCGCTCTTTCTGATATGCGTTTGCGAGACCAGGCCGGTAAAGGCGCATACATTTATGTGGATTCGCATTTCTGTCTGAACGATCCGAAATACATCATCAATGATGAAACCGGCCGTGTCGTCATGACCGAATATGCGCTGCTCCATATCGATGAATGCTGTCTCGCTTTCGACCTCAAGGTCAAATCGAAAAATAAATACGGTGAACAGTATTATAAAGAATGTGTCCTCTACCGCGATGTCAATTCGGGCATTGAGTTCCAGGTTGCATTTTCCGGGGATGCCAATAAGGACATTATGGCGAAGGCCGATGCTATTCTGGGTCGTGAGGTGCATACGCAGAATATCATTAACTCCATGCCGCCGAAATTTGGGGAAGCTCTTGTTTATTTAATGAAGCTTTCAAACCAGTCCGTTGAAAGCTTGGCGGAAAACGCCAGGATGGATGTTAAGATGCTTCAGCGAATGCGAAACGATCCCGATTATCCAAAAACCATCGAAAGCGTCGTGGCAGTTTGCATTGGTATGCATCTGCAGCCGGAGGTCAGCGGTGAGCTGATGAAACGTTCCGGCTTCAGCCTTCGCTTGGCGCAAAGCGAATCCCATCTGTTTTATAAATTTTTTCTGGACAGTTTCTATACGCACACGGTGGACGAGTGCAACGAGATTCTTACTGCAAAAGGTTATGATTTGATGACCGGTACATACTAAGGGGATTTGATAATATGACGCAAGATGAGTTTTCTAAGAAGTTCCTGTCACATCTGAATAAGCAGCAAAGAGAAGCGGCTCAGACAGTCGACGGCGCAATACTTCTTCTTGCCGTTCCCGGAAGCGGAAAAACGACAGTGCTTGTGACGCGTCTTGGTTATATGGTCTGCTGCCGCGACATTGCCCCGGATAGTATTTTAACCATGACATACACAGTAGCCGCCACCAAGGAAATGCAGCAGCGCTTTGCCTCTATGTTCGGTCGTGAATACGCCGATGCTTTGGAGTTCCGTACCATCAACGGCCTGTCTTCAAAAATCATCGACTACTACAGCCGGAACCACGGAAAGCGGCAGCCATTTGAATTGTTAGATAATGACGGCGAACTGGCACGAATGGTCGGACAGATTTACCAAAAAATAAACAATGAGTACGCCACCGAGAGTACAATTAAGGATATCCGCACCGGTATCACCTACATCAAAAACATGATGATCACAAAAGAAGAAATAGACGCTCTCGATGTGGGTGTTCCACAGATGCCGGAGATATACAATCAATACTGTGCGGAACTTAAACGCAGAGGACTGATGGATTACGATGATCAGATGTCGTATGCGCTTACCATTCTCAATTCGTTCCCTGCAGTCCTTGAACATTTTCAAGAGAAGTATCGGTACATCTGCGTGGATGAGTCCCAGGACACATCGAAAATACAGCACGCCATTATCCGCCTGTTAGCGCAAAAATACGGGAACATCTTCATGGTGGGTGATGAGGATCAGAGCATTTACGGTTTCCGTGCTGCCTACCCTGATGCGCTAATGAATTTCAGCAATGACTACCCCAATGCAAAAGTTCTGCTGATTGAGCATAACTATCGCTCTACAAACGAAATCGTAGCTGTGGCGAATACGTTTGTGTCAAGAAACCGCTTTCGCTATAAAAAGGCCATCGTACCAACCCGTGGCAACGGACTCCCCATACAGGTGATCGACGCCGTTGATCGAGCAGCGCAATATAAATACCTTTTTACTGCGGCACGGACCTGTGAAACTGAAACCGCAGTCCTGTTCCGCAACAATGACAGTGCTCTGCCGCTCATCGATATGCTTGAGCGCAACGGCACTCCTTACAATTGCAGACAGTTTGATGGAGTTTTCTTCTCCCATCGAATCGTTGTCGATATTACTGATATTATAAACTTTGCATATGACCCGCATGATGCAGAAGCATTTATGCGAGTGTACTATAAATTCGGAAGTCCCTTGACCAAGAAAGCGGCTATCTATGCTTGTGAACAGAGCAAACGCACCGGCAAGCCGATTCTTGAGGAACTAATCAAGTACCCGGAACTGAGCAGCTATGCCAAAGAGGGTGTAATCAATCTGCTGACGCTGCTCCCGATGATAACGGAAGGCAACGGCACAAAAGCCGTCCAGCTTATATGGAACACGGCAGGCTATGGGCAGTATGTAATTTCCAACAAGCTGGATGCCGGAAAGTTTATAACCCTGTGTATGCTCGGCGAGAACGAGGCCAGTCCACGCGATTTGCTCCGTAGATTAAATGAGCTGCGAGACATCATTCAAAATCATACCAACAGCAACTCAGCCAAATTTATATTATCCACCATCCACTCAAGCAAGGGGCTGGAGTACGATAGAGTATTTCTACTTGATATCTTTGATGGAACGCTGCCGTCAAAGGCTAACCCGGACGTTTCATCCCGAGACGAGATCAAGCAGTACGAGGAAGACCGCAGACTGTACTATGTTGGCATGACCCGCGCAAAGAACGAGTTGTATCTGTTCAACTGCCGCAATACCGATTCTGCTTTTACAAGCGAAGTGCTGCGTTCTCTCCCGAAGGAGGTCATTGACGCAGACAGCGTTATGTCTATATTCAAACAAGGTTTATGTGATAGAACCTATACACACAAAGATGAAGGCAAAGGCATCGTCATTGCACAATGCGGATATTCCGTGCTGGTCGAGTATAAAAATGACAAGCTGCAATTGTTGGCCATCCCGCAGCTTTTTGAGCAGCGAGATACAACCGTCGCATACGAAGCCGCTCCAAAAAGCAAGTCCAAGAAGTCGCCGGAACGCATGGAGAAAAAGGAGAAGGGCCTCTCCACTCAAGAAAAAGAAAGCCTTCTCTCGAAGGTAACCGCTGGTAGGATTATATCGCATAACAAGTTCGGCAAAGGCGTTATTACAAAAAATGACGGTGCCTATGTTACCATCCGTTTTGATGGTAACGCCGGAGAGAAGAAATTCGACCTGATTATGGCGGTGCAGAATGGATTAATAGAGATATAAATATTCTGACCATGTCGCAGATATAGGCTAGGTAGCGGCAATGAAAGCCGGAGGTCAAGGTAACCGATACACGTTACAGAAAACATCATCGGGTATTATCTGTTCTCTGAGCGGAACGCTTCGTTGAACGGGATCAACACAGGGCATTTGTTCGTGGAACGGCACACAGCTCAAAAAGGAGGATAACATGGAGATAACGATTAGTTTTGGTGGCTCGTCAGGAAAGGCAGACAGAACAGGGAAAGGAAAAAGTCTTCTTGCACTACCGACTACATATACAGTTGTCGACCTTGAAACAACTGGCCTCGACCCCCAATGGAATGATATCATTGAGTTTGGTGCAATGCGCGTGGAGAACGGTATCGTTTTAGACAGGTATACGGCGCTTGTTAACCCAGGATATGAGATTGATGACTTCATTACAGAATTGACGGGGATTACAAACGAGATGCTTGCTTCATCCCCCGCCGTTGCAGACGTGCTTCCTGAGTTCTTGAATTTTGTGGGCGAAAGCGTGGTTGTCGGTCATAATGTGAATTTTGATATCAATTTCATCTATGACACCTGCATAAGCGTGTTTAACAAATCGTTTTCAAATGATTTTATTGACACCATGCGGTTGAGTCGACGTTTGTTTCCGCAAGAGCGTCATCATCGGTTATGCGATCTAATTGAACGATTCGCTATAGGTGATGTTGTCGAACACCGTGCCTTAGCTGATGTGGAGCAAACGAATCGGTGCTACCTCTACATGAAACGGCACATGGAGGAAAACTCTATAACCGTTGAATCTCTGTTGCCAACAAAAAACGGCTTTTCTGCGAAAGATATACAAGCATCAACAAACGATTTTGACGCAACTTCACCTCTTTATGAGAAGGTCTGTGTGTTCACCGGAACGTTGGAGCGTATGTCTCGTAAAGAAGCTATGCAGCTTGTTGTAGACCGTGGCGGATTGTGTGGCGACGGGGTCAACAAGAAAACAAACTTCCTTGTTCTCGGAAATAACGATTACTGTTCAACCATAAAGGATGGGAAAAGTACAAAGCAAAAGAAAGCTGAACAGCTTAAGCTGGCGGGTTTTGATATAGAAATTATCTCCGAAAATGTATTTTACGATATGATTAACTGA